GTTGAAGAAACTCCTCAAGTAGAGGAGCCGACTAAAGAAGTAGAAACACAATCTCAGGAGGCTACGCTAACTGAGGAAGACGTTCTTAAATTTATTGGTAATAAATACGGAAGAGAAATCAATTCACTTGATGAGTTCAATCAAGCGAGAGAGGAGAGCGACCCTCTCCCTGAAGATGTATCCAAGTATTTACAATACAAAAAAGATACAGGTCGTGGCATTAATGATTTTATGCAATTGCAAAAGAATTATGATGACGCAGAGCCTGAGCAAATGCTACGAGATTATCTTAGTGCAACCGAGAAAGGGTTGGATGCAGAAGACATTGACATTCTTATGGAGGATTATTCCTATGATGAGGACATTGATGACGATAGCTACATTAAGAAAACCAAGTTAGCAAAAAAGAAGACAATTGCTAAAGCCAAAGACTACTTTGCAGAGCAACAGGAAAAATACAAAGTTCCTCTCGAGTCGAGAAGGGATGGTCTTCCTGATAGCGAAGCGAAAGAGTTGGAGGAATATAGACAATATATAGCTGACGCTAAGACGATAGATGAGCAAAACTCTCGCAAGAGAGAGGTGTTCTCGAAAAAGACAGATGACGTATTCAACGAGTTCAAAGGTTTTGAGTTCAAATTAGGCGAAGACAAATCTATTTCTTTTTCACCGGGAGATGCTGCTGAACTTAGAAAGAGTCAATCAGACCCCTCAAACTTTATTAAAAAGTTTTTGGATGAAGATGGAATCATAAGTGATGCGGAGGGATACCACAAGTCTTTAGCAATGGCGATGCATCCTGACAAGTTTGCTAAGTTCTTTTACGAACAAGGCAAGAGTGCTTCGGCAGATGAGCAGATGAGGAAAATGAAAAATGTCAATATGACAACTCGCTCTGCTCCTGAAGTAACACAAGCGAAATCAGGTATGCAAATTAAATCTTTGAACAATGACTCAGGTCGTGGTTTAAAGATTAGGAAAAGATAATTAATAAAAAAGTTTAACATTTAAAAAAAAAAGAAAAAAAAATTATGGCAGTATTACCGACCCCCGGTTTTGATTTACAACCGAGTGCTCAACAAGTACCGTTGAGTACAAATTACATCACTAACTTCGACTTCTTGAATCAGTATCTTCCTGATACCTACGAGAAAGAATTCGAGCGTTATGGAAACAGAACAGTATCCTCATTCCTTAGAATGGTTGGAGCTGAAATGCCTTCTAACTCAGACCTTATCAAATGGGCAGAGCAAGGAAGATTACACACTAAGTACGTTGATTGTGCTTCAGGTTCAGCAGCCGGAGTTAGCAACGCAACTATCACAGTAAGTGACCCACTTGTACCCAACCGAGGTACTATTGGCTTAACAGCAGGTGGTATTGCAGTACGAGTTGGACAGACAGTTTTGATTTCTGACAACGCAGGTTTAGCAGGTTCTAACAAAGGTATCGTAACATCAGTTAACACAGCAGCAGGTACATTTGCAGTAGCTTACTACGAAGCATTAGGACAGAGTTATGCGGCTACAGATACTCTTACTGTATTTATCTATGGTTCTGAGTTCAAAAAAGGAACTGAAGGAATGGATGGTTCATTAGAATCTGACGACTTCATCTTCGAGAACAACCCAATCATCATCAAAGATAAATACGCAGTATCAGGGTCTGATATGGCACAAATTGGATGGGTTGAAGTAACTACTGAAAATGGAGCAAACGGATACCTATGGTACTTAAAGTCTGAGCACGAAACTCGTTTACGTTTTGATGACTACTTAGAGACTGCAATGATTGAAGCAGTTCCGGCAGCAGGTGCTGTAGCAGGTGGTGCAGCAGCTTTAGGATTTAAAGGTTCTGAAGGTATATTCTACGCTGTTAACAACCGAGGAAACGTATATGGTGGTGGACACCCAACTACTCTTCTTCAGTGGGATAGTATTATCTCAAGACTTGACAAGCAAGGTGCGATTGAAGAGAACGTAGTATTTGTTAACAGAGATTACTCTTTTGACATTGACGATATGTTAGCTCAACAATCAAGCAACGCTGCCGGTGGTGTATCTTATGGTCTATTTGACAATGAGAAAGATATGGCATTGAACTTAGGTTTCACAGGATTCCGTAGAGGATATGACTTCTACAAGTCTGATTGGAAATACCTAAACGACCCAACTATGCGTGGTGGATTAGCAAGTGACGGAGTCGATGGACTATTAGTTCCTGCCGGTTCTACTTCAGTATACGACCAAGTAATGGGTAAAAACGCAAAGCGTCCATTCTTGCACGTTCGATACAGAGCTTCTGAAACTGAAGACAGACGCTACAAAACGTGGATTACAGGTTCAGCAGGTGGAGCACAAACTTCAAGCTTAGATGCTATGGAAGTACACTTCTTATCTGAGAGAGCTGTATGTACGTTAGGTGCAAACAACTTCTTCTTATTCAAAGACTAAGAAGTAAATTAATAATGGGATGGGGCTACATATGTAGCCTCTCCCTTTTTTTTAAGAATTAAATTAGAATTAAATGAAAAATAAAAACAAAGTATTTGAAGCTAAGTCTTACAGGCTTACAAGAGATGTAGCACCTTTATCTTTTATGCTACCGACACAAAACAGTAGAAGATTCCCATTAATGCATTTTGACGAAGATACAGGTATTAACCGAGAGCTTCGATATGCACGAAACCAAAAGACCCCATTTGTGGATGAGCAGGATGGAAATGCCATTCTCGAACCCGTAGTATTTGAAGATGGGCTACTTCACGTTGGAAAAGAAAACCAAGTATTGCAACAGTTCTTACACTACCATCCCTTAAACGGAGTGAAGTTTATCGAGGTAAACAAGGCTAAGGATGCCACAGAAGAGGTAGACTACCTATTAGTTCAAGCAGACGCATTGATAGAGGCTAAGTCACTTAGCTTAGAACAGCTTGAGAATGTATGTCGTGTACTCTTTGGTATGGATACATCAAAGACATCCACCGCAGAGATGAAGCGAGACATATTAGTATTTGCTAAGAACAATCCAAGTGACTTCTTAGATGTTATAACAGACCCTGAGCTACAGTTAGTAGGAACGGTTCAAAGATTCTTTGACCAAGGGCTATTAACATTTAGAAAAAGTAACAAAGAGGTATGGTTTAATTTATCTTCCAATAAAACAAAGTTATTAAATGTACCTTTTGGAGAAGAAGGTATAGATTTAGTTGTCTCTTATATGAAGAGCGATGATGGTATAGATATATTAAAACACCTTGAATCACTATTAGACTAACAAGTTACTCTACCAATATACAAAGACTCCGCAAAAATGTGGGGTCTTTTTTTTTGCCTATCTTTGTAATAAAATAAGAGCAGATGATTAACTCGGTCCGACAGACGGTAATGTCTGTATTGAACAAAAATAATTACGGGTACATAACCCCATCTGATTTCAACTTGTTTGCAAAGCAAGCTCAGTTAGATATCTTTGAGAATTATTTCTATCAGTACAACTACCAATTAATGAAAGAAAATGCCCGTCAATCAGGAACGGGTTACGCAGATATTACGAAAGGTATAGAGGAGGTGATAGACTCTTTCTCAGTAACGCTACCATTGCTACAGAACGCAGGTAGTCAGTATTTCTTACCATCTCCAACAACAACTAACAATAGCTACTATCTTATTAACAAGGTATTAATCTATACTAATCAATTGGCAAGTGGTACTACAGATACAGTTAATGCAACATTTACGCTTGTAGACGACAATTTAGCAGACTTTATAGCAAGTGGTGTATCAGTAGGAGACATCGTGTCAACGGTAACAAATAACGTTACATACAATACTATAGTGGCATCTGTGAACAGCCCTACTCAGTTAACAGTAGGAGCTACGTCAGGCGTAAATGTATGGGATGTAATTGGTAAGACTTATAATATATATAGGGCATCAGACATAAAGGAAGCAGAGAAGGTAAGCAATAGCAAGATTACTATGCTAAGTAATTCTATCCTTACTGCACCAAACCTAACATTCCCTGCATACGCACAGGAGGGTGACTTCTTGGATTCTTATCCAAATACGATAAGTAATATAGGGCAGTTGATTTCTCAGTACATTAGATTCCCATTTGCACCTAAGTGGACATTCATAACATTAGCAAGTGGAGAGCCTGTATTTGATTCAGGAAGTGCTGACTATCAAGACTTTGAGCTACCATTGGACGATGAGGTTAACTTGGTTAACAAGATTCTACAATACGCAGGTATGTCGATTAGAGAGATTCAGGCAGTACAGTTTGCACAGGCTGAGGACAACGAGAATACAGCATCAGAAAAATAACATATGGCATATATATCACAATATCAATACTACGAAAATGGAGGGGCAAGCCCTGAAGATGAAAATTGGGGTTCATACCAATATGTTTCTTTAGAGGATATAGTAAATAATTTTATGTTAATGTACGCAGGGAACCACTCATTGGTAAACAACGAGCCTCGCTACAAGGTATTGTTCCACGCAAAGAGGGCGATACAAGAATTAAACTATGACGCATTTAAAGAGAGCAAGATATTAGAACTAAATGTTGGGGCACAGCTTAGGTATGTGCTACCATCGGACTATGTAAATTGGATTAGAGTGTCAATGTACCGTGATGGTCTATTGATGCCATTGACTGAAAACATTCAGACCAATTGGTCAAGTGCATACCTACAAGACAATAACGATAGGATACTATTCGATATAGACGGTAACGCATTAAGCCCTCAGAACTCAAACTTAGACCAAGATAGATTAGATGGGACTAAGCAGTCTATATACCTAAACCAAAACTCTGAGTATTATGGGAGAGCAGGTTGGAATATTGATGGGGCTTGGTACTTTGACTATGGGATAGGTGCTCGATACGGATTGAATACAGAGACTGCAAATGCAAACCCTACATTTAAGATAGATGCTAAGGGTGGTGTAATAAACTTTAGCTCAGGTATTGAGGGAGAGCTTATTGTGCTTGAGTATGTGTCTGATGGTATGGAGAATGGAGACGACAGCAAGGTAACTGTTAATAAGTTATTTGAAGACTTC